CACAGGTCATGGATAACTGGCAAGACCCAACTAAGATAAATGTATCTCTTACTAGAAAGAAAGAAGCATCCCATTTCGTGCTATCAAATGATTTACCTATGAGAAAATTCTGGCTTGAAACTAATAATCCAATTGGTTTCTTTACCGTTATGGAATCGGCGGTGAAACTATGCTTATAGAAAGATTAGATGGAGAAACATTTAGAACTGTTGTTGAAAATACTCCTTTAATTTCTATTGATCTTATCGTCAGAAACCAAAGCGGCAAGGTCCTGCTAGGACTTAGGAATAATCCTCCAGCAAAAGACTACTGGTTTGTTCCGGGCGGAAGGATACTAAGGGGAGAGCACATAGACGAGGCCGTAGAAAGAGTTAGCGAAGAGGAACTGGGAGTTAGAATCGGCATAAAATCCTGTGGTTTTGCTGGTATCTTTGAGCATATATATAAAGAAAATATTTATGGGAGTTCTTCTGGGACACACTATATTGTTATAGGGCTCCACGCGCATGTAGGAACCGATAGCGACCATTTGCCAGAGGGTCAACATAGACGTTTTCAATGGTTTTCAGAAGAAGATATACTTAAATCAGAGAATGTCCATGAATATACAAAACAGTACTTTAGAAAAAAGGGAGAGGCGTAATGAAAACTTTAGTGGGGATTGTGACATACGGAGCATTTGACTTCACTAGATTAACGATAGAATCCTTTGATAGAACAGTGAAGTCTCCTTTTGACTTGTTTGTGGTAGTGGGTAGACCTAGTGACACTATAACAAAACAGTGGCTAGACGCATCAGCAGTTCCTAGTGTAGTCCACGAAGTCAATATGGGTTTTCCTGCTGGATTAAATGATATTTATGACTATGGATTTGTTCATAATGATTATGATTATGTGATTACAGCAGGTAACGATATTATTTGCTATCCGTATGCCATAGATAATATGATTAAACTGGCAAAGGAAACAGACTGGGAATGGATCAGTGCTTCTCAGTATGATGTTAAAACATTAATAAATCAGTTCCCAGAAACTGAAAAATATTTTCATGGTGGACCCGATAAACTTCTTTTTGAAGATTTTAAAACTAAACCGTGGGAGAGTTTTACTGGGTATTGTGATGAGAGAGTTATAGAACCTAATGTTATTAAAGACGTTCATAATCTCTGTCTTTATAAGAAATCTGTATTTGACGCTATTGGTTATGTAGACCCTAATTTTTATCCTGCATATTATGAAGATAATGATTACGCAAGAAGAGGCGTCAACGCTAAACTTAAGACTTGTAACTTAACTAACTCTGTCTATTTCCACTTTTGGAGTAGAACTATAAAGCAGTTCGAAATAAAAAACTCAGTAGAAAAAACATCTAATCATCAATATTTTAATAATAATCGTAAGTTCTATATGACTAAGTGGGGAGGAGATTTTGGACAGGAAATGTATGATATTCCTTTCAACGGAGAACCCTATTCATTAGGAGGAAATATTCCTTTAGAGCCTAGCATAAAGATTTCTAGACGAGATAATGAGAGAGCTATTGCAGATTATTGGAGACCCCAAGGATAATGCCTATTGTTGAGAAGCCTAGTCATGAGGATATGATCCTCTATGAAATTATGAGACATCCGGTTCTAATGGGAGAGTTTTTCTATAACGTTGACCTAGAGCCTGAGGATGAGTCGTTTGAGTTAACTGTATATCAGAAAGAGTTCATCTGTGATTTTGGTAACTTTGTAAGTCTCTGTTGTGGTAGGTCTGTTGGAAAAACCATATCCCTAGGCGTTATTATCTGTTGGCTAATGATAAATCAGGTATTCAGGGGAGACTACATAGTATATGTAGTTCCTAATAAGGTGCATCTTGATCCTGTGTTTAATCACCTATCTAGATTATTTAGAGTCAACTCTCTCCTAAAGCAATTCATCGATCCTAAGAAGGGTATCAACTCATCTACTCATACTATAAAATTACTAAACTTTACCATGTTAGATTGCAGAATAGCCGGAACGACTGGAACAGGTACTAACGTAGTTGGTATGCACAGTCCGTTTGAAATTCTAGATGAGTCTGGTTTCTTTCCTTGGGGCACATGGATTGAACTCCAGCCGACTCTAAATCAATGGCAAAAGGGTTTTAGACTAATCGTATCCGGTGTTCCAATTGGGTTAAGAGAAAATAATGTCTGTTATTATGCAGACGAGATAGACAGTAAGTTCTCTATTCATAGAGTAACTGCCCATCAAAATCCTAGATATACACCAGAGAAAGAACAAGAAAATATTGAACAGTATGGAGGAGTTGATAGTGAAGATTACATTCACCATGTTATGGGGAGGCACGGTTCTCCAACATTCGCTGTATTTGACAGAAACTTAATGCTCATAAAGCAATATCCTGTATATAAAATTAAGGTGGACGGAACAGTTGTTGTGGATACATCTGAAATTTATAATAAGCTGTCTGTTCTTCCTAAGATTGAAACTAAGGTAGACTATACACTAGTTGGAATTGACTTGGGGTACACAGAGCCAACGGCTATACATATCTTGTATGCAAAAGATGGTCAACTATTTTATCATGCTAGAATTCAATTAACTAAAGTTTCTTATCCCCTACAGAAAAGACTAATAGATTTTCTGGACGATAAGTTTGGAAGATTTGATATAATCGGTATTGATGCAGGCGGACCCGGTAAGCCATTCGTTCAAGACTTACTGGAAGCCGATGATTTTATCCACAAAGACTACAAGAAAAGAATGTTCCCCATTGAATTTGCCTCCCAGATTGTTCTGGGTATAGATGCGGATGGTAATGAAATTAAGACTAAACTAAAACCATTTGCCGTATCTTTGGCACAAGAATATTCTAACTCTCATAAGATAATTTATTCATCTACTGATATGGAATTTATATCAGAATTAGAAAGGACCACATATACTAAAACCCCGTCAGGAGAAGTAGTTTATAGAACTCTAACTTTACGAGGAGGAGAAAAGGGTGAGGACCACCACACATCAGCATTGCTATGTGCATCAGTGGCCCACTATCTCGTAAAAGATGCAAGTCAGAATAGACATAAAAGTAAGAGACTTTATACTCCAACGTGGTTTGCAGATAGGATGTTACCATGACCGAAAAATTAGCTAAGTCAAGTTTAGAGCAATACACAATTTTATATCCATTAGCTCGGGACGCGTCTCCTTGGGGAATAGAAAAGATAGATAAGTTAGAGTTAACTTATAATACATGGAAGAATGTAGTTGATGACTGTAGATACTTCTACAAACGTGATCCATTCGTCTCTACAGTTATTAATAAAATCGTTGATTTATCTATCAATGACTTAATTATTCATGAGGGAGACGCTAGAAAGTCTATAAAAGATATAGTAGAGGCTATTAAACCAAATCTTCTTATGTTCATGAGAAGTGCCGCATTAGAGTATTTATTAAGTGGACTTGTTATTCCAGAAGTTACATTTGAGAATGTAGAAAAAGATGATCTACAGAATTTAGGGATTAAAAGATTTAGCAAGTTATCTCTACCCACAGATATGTGGTTAAGAGACCCCTCAGCAGTTGTTATTAAAAGTCCTCTAATTGGTGGTAGAAAATCTTACTTTGTAAAAATTCCAGAAGAAATGAAAGTTTTTATCACAAATGAAGGTAGATATTCTGATGGAAATGTAGACAAAGACTTATATGAAACCTTAGTAAAGGAAATGCCAGAATTTGTAGCCTCAATAAAAGCTGGAAAGACAGAAATTCTTTTAGATAATCCTTTAGTTATTCAATATAGAACTCTTGCTGGAGAAACCTATCCGACACCGTATCTTATGCCGGCACTAGAATCACTTCGACATAAGAGAAATCTTAGAAGAATGGATTATTCATTAGCATCTAGAGTTATCACAGCTATTCAATTAATCAAGATGGGTAATGACGAGTATCCACTAACAGAGGATAATCAAGATCAGCTAGAAGAACTAAAGAAGCAAATGCGATGGAGAAATGATCTTTATAATGAAAACGTGGAAAGAATTTTCCAACTATTCTCTAATCACACAGTAAGTATAGAGTGGATTATGCCAGATGTTAGAATTATACTCGAAGATACTAAATATAAGAGCGTAAACCACGACATTGCTATAGCCTTGGGGTTTCCAAATATCCTGGTTACTGGCGAAACTGAGCGATCTTTTGTCTCAGACCCCCAAATTGCTACCATTTCCCCCCTCCAAACGATGTACCGTATTAGAGAATCAATATTCCCCATAATTAAGAGGATTATTGATACAATAGTATTAGATAATAACTTAGGTGGTACTGCAAATGTGCAGTTTAAGCCTATTAATATGATGGCATCCTCTCAGTTTGTCGATGGCATCACAGCTTTATTTGACTCAGGAAATCTATCAAAGCAAGACTTTGCAGCAGTGTTTGGTTTTGATTGGTTTGGACAAATAGATAAAATGCAGGATGAGCAGGAGATACTTAAGGAGTCGGGATTAAAACCCCCTCAATCTAAGGAATCTCCTAAACCAAACAGTGGTGGTCCTAAATTTATAATCCAGACAAAGCCAGAAAAACCCACCACCAAACCGTCAGTTACTGCTAAGAAGCCCGCTAAGGCTTAGTTAGGAGAATAAATATGCCAAAGGAATACAAAGATTGTGTTGAATCTGTAATAAAAAGTGGCAAATCTTCTACTTCTGCCCATGCGATTTGTGCCGCCCAGTTCTATAGAAAACATGGAAAAACTCCTAGAGAGGCCGCTCACGAGAACAAGGCTTCTGTGGAATTTAGTCCAGAAGAGGAACAAATTTTCGATCTTATTGATGCCATTGGACCTATTTTTGTTCAAAGGTTATTAGACGAAAAGGGAAAGTTATAATGAAAACACACAATATCGTGTCAAATATGGTAGAATTAAGTTTAGAAGATAACACTAAAGAAGTTATGGCAGCTATGTCTAGGAACCCAACTCTAAAGTGGATTAAATTTGTTCTTACAGATGATGCTTTAAATGTTAATAAGCAAAGAATTCCTAAGAACGAATTTGCCAATCTTGTAAATACAGGGGTTCACATGCCAATTAAAATGGCAGAGGGGGCTATCCTAGAAGGCCATGAGTATTCAGTTCCTATTGGAACTATTACAGCATTGGCTGAAAGAGATAGTTATGTAGAAGGCATTGCAGCCCTATGGTCTAGAGAATTCCCTGAGGAAATAAAAATCCTCGAGGAAATGTCAAAATCAGATAAGAAACCACAATTATCTTGGGAAATAATGTACCAAGATTCTGTTGCCGAGGAAACAGGGGAAGCACTAAAGGACGTGGCGTTACGGGCAGCTACCATTGTTGGTATGCCTGCTTACGAAGGCCGAACGCCAATTCTTACTATGGCTTCCAAAGACAAGAAAGAAGGCGACGCCGATTACAAAATTGTAACGGAGGAAGTAGATACAATGGAAATCAAAGATTTGGAAGAAAAGATCGTCGCGTTAACGGGCGAGAAGGAGACTTTGGCGACACGGCTTAAGGAAATGCAGACAGCAATGGAAGCTCTCACACAAGAAAGAGATACGTTAGCCGCATTCAAGCATGAAATCGATGCCTCTAATGAGAAAACCCAAAAGCTAGCCTCGATTACTGAACTGTTCACCAAGTCAGGAGTCACCCTTCCTGAGGATTATCTGTCAGACGAAACTAAGGCAGAAAAGCTGCTTGGAATGGATTTATCTCAGTTAGAGTTTATGATCCAAGAATTAGCTGTCTTTTCTGTTAAGAAACCTGCTGACGAAATAGCCTCAGAGAAGCATAGTATTACAACGAAGAAAACTATCCCCAACATCTCTGACAAGAGCGATGAACTTACACCTAAGGAAATTGCTCAGAAGATGCGAGAAGAAAGGGAAAAATCAAAGAAGTAACTTTGATAGGAGGAATTTTCAATGGAAATCAATAAAATGAGTGATGTTAGAGGTGTTGTTGCCTCCTCGGATATCCCAGAAGGTAGTTTTTGTTTCATCCTGCCTAATGTGACAGGTTCCTACACAGACTTACCTGCTGTTAGAGTCCCCTGGAATACTGCGGAAGCTGCTCTTGCTAGATATGTGGTCACTTGGCCCGTTCCCTATCAGGAAATGCCTATGTATATTCCTTCCCCGGCACTTGCTGGTGGGTTTGCTCTAAGATGGGGTTTCGATAAGGCCACTAACCTGCCTCTGACCTCTACGACAGTACACCTGACTTGGCCTGGAACGAAGGACGGGGTCACAATTCCGTCTGGCTTCCTTGCTTTAGCTTTTGGTCAGGGCGTATTCACAATTCCGTCTGGTATGTGGGTCTATAACGCATCCCTTATTCAAGCTGGTGCTTCGTTCACTGTGTCTGACAAGACTACAGATAGCACTATCGCCGCTTCTGGTAAGGTGAAGTTCTCGGCATCCAATGTTGTTGGTTATGTTGAGCGTTACGACGCTACCGCATACTCGCTTGAAGTTAGAACTTTAAACCCGTAATCTAGGGTTATAATGGAGGATATATAAAATCATGAGCGAAAAGAATTATAAGGAAACATTAGCCCAGATTATGCGGGACCCCAGTCCCGCACAGCGGGAGGCGCTCGCACAGATTTTGGTGGAGTTCATTCAGCCTAACCATCTTACAAACGACGTCATGAGCCTGTTGCTTAATACTCGGTCACTGACCGCTGGTGATGTGCTTGTCAAGAAAATCCGCAAGGGTATTGAAGTTAGAACTTTAGTTCCCGGTGCAGTTCATCTTGCTAGTGAAATCACAATTAACGATAGAATCAACTTTGTTTTGGAAGGCGCTGATACGAAAGTTACCTACAATGCGTGGGAACTTGAGAGAGGCGAGATTGGTACAGTTGATAGTATCTCCAGCGAAATGCGAGCGGTTTTGCAGGATTACTTCATTAACAGAGTTTTCACGCTGCTTTCAACAGTTTGGTCCCCCTCAAATACACCTACTAACTATGGTACAGTCACAGCCGCGAACTGGGCCGCAGGTAACTCTACAGCCATGGCCGCGATGAAAACTGCCATTGATACCGTCAATAACTTAGGCCTTGGTGCCAAGGTTGTTATTGGAGCTAGAGAAGTTATTGCCCCTACAACTCAGTTTACTGCGTTCTGGGGTGATCCTGCATCTACAACTCAGTACGAGACCACAGACTCGCAGTTACAGCAGGTCTTTGATAGTGGTAGAGTCGGTAGATGGTACGGTGTTCCGTTTGTAGCTATCGACCAAGTTTGGGATAACCCAGAAGATTTTAGAAAGTTAATCCCGTCTGACAAGGTTCTGGTCATAGGCAATAAGGTCGGTGACTTCATCACTTATGGTGATGTCAAGACCAAGCAGTGGACCGATATGGCTCCCACGCCGCCTCAGTGGTACCTTGAACTTTACCAACAGTTTGGATTGATTATCGACAACGCTATGGGTATCTATGTTCTTAAGATTACCTAATAACTAAAATGGGATGGGAGGAGGTGGACGCCAAGCGACCCCTCCTCCCACTACCAAAAGGAGATTAAAATGGCTGGTGATGATGATACAATGGATCGTGCTATTTATTCAGCAATGAAGGGTGGGGAACCTTACAAGAGATACATCAAGACAATCTTGGGCATGGTATTTGTTACTGTACTGAATCCCTTCTCCGGCAAGCCAGAAGGGGTCAATCTTTTTGGAGAACCAGATGGCGGAAATACTAGAACATACGTTGAAATCTGGAGTCCTAAAGAAGATATCTTTTTCCAGAGAATGAACGCAGAACACTTTACTGCGGGTAATTTAAGACTTTTATCAGAAACTTTGCCAGAAGTTCCTAGAAGTCCTAATGATATTACCAATGATGAGATTGATGAATTACTTGGAAAGAAGTTTCTGGCCCTAAAGAACAAACTAAATCAGTTTACTGCACCGGGACCTGTTTATAGATTACTCCGTAGAGCAGAGGAACTAGAGAAATCTGAAAAGATCGCCGCTGCTATAAAGGCTAGATTAGCCGAGTTAGAACTAAGCACAGTCCCGAAGCCTCAGGAGTAGTAGATGCTGACTACAAATCTTTCTCAATATATTGAGAGACTAAGGCTTCATCTTGGAGATACTACAGAGAGCACCAAACGATACCTAGATGAATGGCTCAGAGTAGCCCTTGTCGCTGGTGTGGAATTACTCATGCCGAGATGGAATTTTAAGTATCTCCTAAGTGATAACGATGACGTATATCGTAATCCTAATATACATTTTATACTTCCAGAACCACCTGTTATTGAAAGAGGGGATGTTTGGCCTATAATTTTACAGGCATCTATCATCATAAAGGAAGGTTCATTGGAAAACATGTCTTGGAGTTTTGTTGCATGGAGGGACGCAGAAATTTCTTATTCTAACTTGGAAACAAGTAGAGCGAAGGATGCATCAATCGAAAGAGACATTAAGATGCTAGACACGATGCTTCCTTGGAGAGCGAAAAGATTAGCACAACCTACAAAGGGTCATTTGCCTGGGTATGTTGATAATCTCTATGAGCATGACTAATAGATGCGAGAGTATTCCGTAAAAGGCTCGTCTGGCATAAGCGGATGGATACTCTCGTACCCGCATCCGGGGAAGCCTCCCCACTGTAAATATTATCCAAACTTATTTTATTAGTGGGGAGGCTAAAAATTTAGGGAGAGGATAAAATGGGAAAAGAAAAGATAAAAATATTCGTGGTAGGGGATGGGGTAGCACCAACTGGATTTGCTAGAGTTCTTAATAGCATCTTATCTAGATTAGACCAAAATGAAAAATGGGAAATTCACCATTTAGCCATAAACTACCGGGGTGACCCACATCCCTATAGTTGGAGAATTTATCCCGCAGCATTGGCCGGTGGTATGATGGGGGATATTTATGGTATCAACAGGATTATGGACCTGTTGGACTTTATTCAGCCCAAACTTGTATTTATGCTTAATGATGTTTGGGTGTTACCAATGTATATGGAGAGAATACAAGAATGGCATGACAGATATAAGATAGTCTGTTATTCTCCTATTGATGCCGGACCAATCGACTGGCGATGGACGCACTCTCTTAGAGACGTTGATAGATACATTGTATACACAGAGTTTGCTAAGAAAGTTCTTGAAGATAGTGTAGAACAGTGGAGATTACATTCTTCGGAACCAGTAAAGTTTCCAAAGATTAATGTAATACCTCATGGAATTGACACTAAACTTTTCTATAAACTCGAGGACTTGAATGATAGGCATGGTAATGCAATCCTATCTGGTAGGGTAAACGCTAAGAGACAGGTTTATCCTAATAAGAATGATTTCTTAGATTCGTTTGTAGTTTTGAACGCTAATAGAAATCAGCCTAGAAAAAGAATTGATGTTACCATGAAAGGTTTCTCCTTGTTTTGTAAGGATAAGCCCCCGAATGTCAAATTATATCTTCATATGGGAATTGAAGATATGGGATGGAACATAGTCAGCCTAGCGGATAGATACCACATAGATGATAGATTGATTATATCGAATAAAGAGAACTTTCTTCCTAGCGTTCCAGATGATAGACTAAACTTAATATATAATGCATGTGATGTTGGGCTTAATACGTCATTTGGAGAGGGTTGGGGACTTACTAACTTCGAACACGCTGCTACTGGAGCCGCTCAGGTTATAACAGGCTACGCAGGTGGGGCAGAAGTTTTTGGAGACGGTGCTGTTCTCATGAAGCCAGAGTTTTTTCAGACAACGGAAAAGGTTCTAACAGAGGGTGCGGTGCTAACTCCAGATCAAGTAGCGAATTCTTTACAGAAACTCTACGATGATCCTCTTTATTTAGCAGAAATGTCCGAGAAGTCTTATCAAGTAACTCAAAGACCAGAATTTAGTTGGGATTCAGTTGCTAACGAATTCGATAAGGTTTTTACTGAGGTCTTAAACGAATGAGTATAACATGGCCTACTAACACAGTCACGGTTATAGATGATATAAGAGGAGCCATAGGAAGGGATATATTTCTTTACAGGTCAGTGTCAGGTATTCCATGCCCATACTCAGGAGACTCTTTAGACCCTATAACCAATCTTTCAACAAACCAATTCTGTCCAGTCTGTAGCGGCAATTACTGGTTAAATACAGTTTCAGGTATCACTATAACAGCCCATGTAACTTGGGCAGGAGCGGACCAGCCTATATGGGTACCCGGAGGCAGGATTGTAAATGGAGACTGCTTAGTACAGATTAAATACACCGTAGTTAATATGGATCATGTTGATAATTCAGAATACTTTATAGTGGATAGCCGTAAACTTATTAAGAAAACGGCGGAGCTGAGAGGAGTTCCTAATCCGAACAGAATCTTAGTTGCATTGGTTGAACAGGAGAGATAATCATGTCACAAACTAAAGGTGGGCAGGTAGTCATTGATGGTTTAAATATGTTTGATGTTATCAGCATCATTGACAAGAAAAGTAGACGATATATAGCGAATACTATGGACGATTTAGAAATGGTTTTAGGCAAGGATACGGAAGCATTTATTCATGCAAGAAAGATATTCCTAGATGCTTTTAATGATTACACAAGATCAATTTTAGTATCATTATTTGGTAATATTGAGGGCATATTCGGGGAGACTACTTTTGGCAAATGACCTTTATCTAGAATTACAACGGGCCGCTGATAATGCTGCTCAACTTGTAGCAGTTCTGCAACAGAGTGCTGTAGAGATTGATTTTATTTATCTACAGGCATGGGAGGCAATAAAGCCAGCAGCCCAACAAATTCTTCTTGAAGAACTGGCAGGGGCTATTAGTAGATCGTCAGAGTATGGTATTCCAGAATATGCAGAACAGTTGTTATCAGTATTTAGTAATCCAGAAATAATTGGACTTGTGAATCCAACTCTAGAACAAGTATCTCTAAGACCTGCCATAGACACTGTGGCGGGAAGTAGGGATGACTTATGGAGAGGAATACTTCTAGCCAAAGCTGATCTAGGAATTGGAAATAAACTTACTCCTCAACAAGCGTCTGATTTCTGGAGAGATAGAATATATAGGCCAGCTAGAGAGGGCACTGGTGGAGGAGCAACCTACGCCAAAAAAAGCATGGAAATGACTACTAACTATGGAACGGTTGGTTACTTCAACACTCTAACCGCAAGAATGGCAGAGTGGGGAGGTATGGCTCCATATTGGATATTTTTAAACGAAGGAAATCATGGTGGTGGGGGAGGAGTTCCCTATCCAATGGCCGGTCCAACAAGATTCGTTGAAAGAGCCGAGAATAGAATTACATTATTATTAAAACAAACAATTTTTGAAATGACAAATGCTGTGACAGATTCTATAGAACAAACTGTTGTGGCATTCTCGCAAGACCCAACAATGCCTTCAGGAGCCGCTATCAGTAAGGGAAGGGACAAGAATAGGAGAGTATTCCGTAGGCGTACTCGACAAAAGGGATTCGCAGCAACATCGCACGGTAGATACCCAGGTCCTGGAGAATTCTTTGGTGGATAATGAATATATTAAGAAAACAAGATTTAAGTATAACTTACTGGTTAAAGGGAATATTTAGCACACTCCCCACTATACAGATAGTAGATGGGTTCCCCGATGCTAATATGACCTTGCCTACCGTATCTGTAGAAGCACAACCTATAATCGGACTGCCTTTTGAACTCGGCAACAGAATAAGTTTGAAGCAGCGTTTCTGGATAATCGATGCCTTCGCCCAGAACAAAGCTCAACGAGATGAGATTGCTGGTCTAATAGTAGATGCTATAGAATATGGTATACCAGTATATAATTACGATCAAGGTTTTCCTCCAGGAGTAAGTCCTAGTAAAATAGGGGCGCTAGAAGTAAATGATTTAAGAGTATCACCAATAAGAGTGTTTCCTGAATTGCAGGAGAAAATGTACTGGAGAGTCTCTGTATCATTTACTACGATTTATCACCCAATTACAAGTTAGGAGGATTTTCTAAATGGCGAAACGATTAGCAATTCCGCATAAGTATGTCGCACTAGAAATCATCGGCCCCAGAGACGTTTATAAGGCCGCTAGAATTCAGCGTGTGAGTGCTACAGCGGACCAAGCTACCACGACTATTGATGAGTTAGGAAATAGCCAGCACGCAGGCTCGTCTAAAGACTTGGCAAATGTTACATTAACATTCCAGTCTATGGATGTTAGCCATAAGCTAATAGCTACGCTTGCTGGTGCTTCCTCGTCTGGGTTCCCTCAATTTGGTCTTGATCTTACCGGAGTATCTGGTATTGGTAAGGCCATTGATGCGATTATTCGTGTCAGAGACGAGAACCTTGTTCAGTATGTCAAGGCGGCACATCTACGAAGATGCACAGTTCAAAGCTTTACATATAACTACTCAGTTGATGGTGACTCTACAGAAGAGTACACTGCCATTGGTTCATCGAAGCGATGGTTTAAGAATGATATAGTGGTTGACAAATTCACAACTGGTACTACCTCGTTCACACTCTCCGAATCCCCCAAGATACTAAAGAATGGTAAATACGCCATGACGTGTCTTGTGAATGGAAGTTACATGGAGGAGGTATCAATAGCCCCTACAGCAGGTCAGTACAGAATCGTTGGTACAGCCCTGACAACGGGTGATACTAGAACTGGATTTGTTATCTGCGTGTATCAGTCTCCGTCCCTTGCTAATGATGCGTGGGTTGATGTGGCGGCGGATGCAAACACTCCAGCAGCCATCAAGGGTAAGGACGTTGGCGTTCTTATCGCGGCTTCTGGTGTTTCTAGAGGCCAGTCTGTTACCATTAATGGTAACTTCAATCCCACACCTGTTAGAGAAATGGGTACCAGAGAAATCGTTGGTTACTTAGCACAGGTTCCTGAGGTTACAGGCTCTATCACAGTGCTCGATACTGACAGCGATATGCTCGCTCTGCTTTCTGGTTCTTCACCCAACCTTGACACAGAGTATCCAATCGGACAGTGCGGAACAGCCGGTGTTGCACTCGAGATTAAGTTATATGATCCTTCGGATTGTGTTGAGCCGCTGGACATAAAGAAATCAATTTATCTGCCTTCTATCTCTATTACTAGTGAAGGTTTTACTCAGAACGTTAATGATAACGCTCAACAGACCTTTGACTGGCGTTCAGATACAGGACAGGTGATTGTATATAGTGGTTTACGAGCACCGTAAACTAAACAAGTAAACTGACCGTAAAGGCTTAAGTAAACGGGGTCATGGCACGAAGCGATTTGTGTTATGACCTCGTTTAATTTTCCCGCTGGAGGCTGGAATGGATATAGAAAAGAATGATGTAGACCTGTCTAAATTATTTCTATGGAATAGAGAGGTGGAAATAAAAGATGATTTGGATGTTGTAATAAAGAGGGTATGGATGCGGCTAATCGGGGATGCCGATTTAAACCGTGCTAGAGTCGCCTCCTTAAGAGAAAGTTCTAAAATAAGAGAAGCTTTAAAAAATAAAAACTCTGATGAACATATGGCATATGTAACCCCCATTAAATTCACTGAGAGCGAAAATATTATCGCTGGCATAAAGCTATTAACTATAAGTGACTACTCGGATGAAGCTAGAAATAGTGTAATCTCCAGATTTCCTGTAGAACCTAAATCAGATGCTTCTTTAGAGGAACAAGAAAAATATCAAAAATCTGTGGATAATTTCCCTGAAACTTGGGGAAAGGAAATAGAAAAAGAAATAAGAAAGATAGATAAGCGAGAGATAGTAAGATTTGCTGCAATGTCGGAGGAGGACCTCAAAAAGGAATACATTACTAAGCTCATAAACTACATCTGTGCTTCTATAATGAACAGTACATTCCACAGTTATAGCACCTATTTTGGAACATATGAGGATGAAAAATTTAGACGTAGGGCTTTCAGGTCTTATGATGATTACTCTAATATTTCTCCAAAATTGAAGGAGCAATTAGAGGAAGCCTATAAAGAGTTAGAATTAACCGTCCCACAGCTAAAAAAATCGCGAGGAGCAACGCCATAGCATCTGCTTGGAACGTTGCTCAAGGTCAGTGGATGAACTTATTTGCAGGGTTTGAAACTCCGCTTGACCTGCCATGGACAATGAGTTTTCTTATTAGAAAAAGAATGCAAGTAGATGGTTTAAATGAAATGTCGAAAGAAAAAAGACCTACAGACCATCTTATTTGGGAAGGAAGTTCAGAAGAATTAGAGGACTGGATCGACGCTGCTTATGATGTTAAAGAAACTCGTAGACACGATGAAATTCCCTTCGTTATAAGAGAAGATGATATAGAGGAATAAAATGCCTATAGGAAGCAATGCAAGACGAGAAATAGAACAAATAACCATTGCCATGCAGAATATGACCGTTTCTATGGTCGGAGGCGCGCGAGCCGGAGTAGAAATCTATAACATGATGAATTCTCTGGGAAAGGGCTTTGCCGTTACCCAGACATTCACTCAGGCCGAAGCCTCTTTAAGAGCATGGATGTCAGCACAAAATGCGGATGAGGCCGCAACTCGTAAACATGTAGCAGCACTAAAAGAACTAAATATCCAAGGAAAAATGTTTCCAGAAGCGAAACGTCCCTCTGGAGTAATTCAGGGCGGCATAGGTGCTGCACAGCGTTCTCTTGCATTACTGGCAGAAAGATATAGACAGGCCGATCCATTGGGGACTATGAATTTTGGCGATAGGATGGCGGCACAAAAACGTGATCCAAGTTTCCAGGCTTACACACGTAACCTGCCGTCAATGTTGCCTGCTAAGTCTAACCAAGAAACTGTAGAATTATACCGAAACTTAGTTAAACTCTCAGAAGGTGGAGTTCTAGCTTCTGGTACTTTACGAACTATATCAACTGATACAGCCACTCTAACAAAGAATTTGGGTTACAGTAAGGTAGAAATAGAACAAGTAAATCGGGGACTTAGTGCTCTCTCTCATCTAGGAGCAATTAGAGTAGGACAACGGGGCGGTGGGCAAACTAATCTAACTGCCGGTGGTCAGGCAGATTATTCGAAAATATTTAGTCCTTCGAATTTACAGTACCCAGCCTCATCGACACCAGGAAGTCCAGTAGGACCTGGTGGAGTGTATGGGGGAGTAACAGCAGTAAAAAATATGACAGAGGAACTAAAAAAGCAGGGTGGGGCGCTAAAAGATTTAAATAAAGTTCAGACGGATGGTGCCACTCAAACTACTAGATGGTCAGGCCAACTAGAAACATCCACTGGTGTTATTAAAAATCTTTCTGTAGTAACAGGTAGCGCTGGACAAGTACTTCATAGTACAGCAAGAGGATTTAGATCGTGGGGTTCTGCTATAGCCAGAGATATTGGAGAATTCGCCAAGTGGTCTATAGCAGCGGCAGCTATTTATGTCCCAATGAGAAAGTTACAAGACCTTTTTAAAGAATCTATGGAGTTACAAACTAAATTAGCCAGCATTCAAATTTCTGTTGGCGGATCGGCGTCTGTTACCGCGAAAGCTTTCGACGCTGCTGCGGATGTAGCAGCCAAATTGGGTGTCCACCTTCAAGGTGTTATGGATGGATATGTTCTAGCATATAGAGCAGCGGGTCAAGTAGTAGACCCCACACAAAGAGCTGCTCTAGCCACCCAACTTCTAGCAGATTCTATGATTTTATCTAAACTTTCTGGTATGGAACAGGCTGTTGCACTTGATACTTTAGTTGGTTCTTTAAGACAGCTAAACATGCCATTAGATCAAGGAGTTACATTACTTGATAAATGGGTTGCTGTTACTAAAGTCGCAAATGTTGATCTTAAAACATTATCAACTTCCTTTGCTATTACAGCTACTGCGGCAGAAAACGCAGGACTTAGCGTTGACAGATTAAATGCTATTATTGCCGTTGTTGCAGAAACTACAGTCTTATCTGCATCAGAGGCTGGTAATGCTGTTCGAGCTTTTATGTCGGGATTTACTAGACCAGAATCTGGTGCGGCTCTTGCTAGATTTGGTATTTCTATTCAAGATGCTGCTGGTGAATTAAAATCTTTTGATCAAATTTCTAGAGAAATCTATGAACGTAGAAACTTAAAACTAATTGACGACCAAGCCTTTGCTAAACTTTCTGAGACTTTAGGAGGAAGAGGAGCGAGACGAGGAGCACAAGTTCAAGCATATTTAGCTAATATTCCTAGAGTTGAACAAGTAGCCGAGGCTAGTAAATCAGCGTCGGGAGACGCTGCTAACGCAATGGCAATTCAGTTGAAGACTCTAGAAACAGCCACTACTAGATTAAGCGTAGCTTTTTCTGAGATGGCTAGAGCTTTAGGAGCAGAAGGCGGATTCTTAGACCTATTTACAGCCATGACAGATGCTGGTACAGGATTTCTTAATATACTTAATGGAATTATAAAGACTCTAAGTACTGCCACTCCAGCGATAATAGCTCTATCTGCCGCCATGATTATGCTAAAAAGGAGTTCGTCATTACAAGCTTTAGGCCAGAGGACACTGTTTGATATTTTAGGTGGAACAATGGTCCCAGGTGGTGGAACAGCGGCGGCAAGGACAGCAGCAGGGATGCGCGGTGGCGGGGGCGGGGTGGGGGTGGGAGCTACATTAACTCCAACTCCTCCTACTGGAAGAATTAGAAATGCGCTTTACCAGATGCTCTCTGGATCACCAGCCATGGACCAGCCCATTGGGGGCACAGTTGGTGGAGCACTTAAAGGTCCTGGAGCTTCTATGTGGGGCAAGGCTGGAGGCGGATTGGGCACAGGACTTATGATGTCTTTCATGTCGGGAAGTCTCATGGGGGACAAGGCAAATCTTGGAAAGGCCGGATCAACTATTGCCGCAAGTCTAGTCTCCCAAGTTATCGCGGGGGGAAATCCCATTGGAGGCATGATCGGTGGTGCTATTGCAACAGCTTTATACGATAATTTAATCAATAGAGAAGTTGATCTTGTTTCAGCATTTGAGAGAATCTTTACCAAAGCTATGACTCCTCCGGGAGAGACAGGACCTGCGGGGCCTAGTAGACGAGAAGAACTTACCTCAAGTATATTTAAGGGACTGGGAGGCGTACTTAAGTTTGAAGAAGTTGGTAGGTTAGGAGCAGGCATGGCAGCGGCCGGAGGAACCGGAAGGCTTAGACCTAAGGAAGAAGATATAGAAAATTATGCTATAACAATGGCCGGGCTTGCTTCTGGTAGACTTAAGGGTGGAGGAATGGCAGACCTAGCCATGGCAATGCTTCTTCCAAAGATGACTGCAAAGACAAAGGAAGAATTAGGGAAATTTTACGATGAAGCAATAGCATTGGGCATGAAGGCCGCAGAGGAGGCATCTACAAGCATCCCCGCAACAGCATTTGGGAATATGATCCGTGATACAGTAGCCCAATTTGGAGGACAGGCCAAAGGAGTATTCGCAGAAAAAAGAACGGCTGTTACGGGAGAGGTAGGTAGAGGAGAGACCGGACTTAAGTCGTTGCAGGCATTAACAGATATAGAGTCTGGATTCCCTGCCAATATCGCTACAATTTACGCTGCTATGACGGCTAACAATAAAAAAGCAGCTATTAGTTTCAAGGAACTGGCAGAGTTAATAGTAGGACTCTCAGAGGAAGAAACTCAGGCACTTCTCAATACTGCTTCTGGAGTAGAGAAGTTAGTAAATTCAATTGATGATTTAAGAAAAGCTGGAGAGTCAGATTATGCTTCTAGAAAATTACTCATTGAGCAGATGCAGGAATTAGCTAGATTACAAACTTTATTAAACTTACAGTCTAAAGAAACTGCCGCAGGAAAGAAATATAGAGAATTTGAGGAACCCGGATATGTTAGAGTAGCCGGAGGAACTGATCCTAAATTAATACAGCAAGGATTAGCAAACGCTAAGAAACTAAGTGAACAATACGCTAAGTCTGTTACACCAGACCCTGCATTACAAGAAAAAATTTATAAGGGTTGGGGTAAGGTAGGAATTTTGATTGTTGATAGTCTTACCGGGGCGATAACAAAACTTCCAGGTGAATTTGATAAAATTTGGGATGAGATACTTGCAAAGGAGTTTGAGAAACTTGGTATACTATCAGATAATGCAAAAATAGGCCTAGAAAAGCTTGATATTCCCGCTAGTGAGCTACCTCAACTATTTGGAAATATGGAATTCTGGAAGAAGAAATTACAGACTACTTCCTATGGTTCACAAATAGTAGCCAATGAGCCAGTAGAAAAAGTGCTCTTTGTAACTGATGACGGGGTGCTAAAAGAATTACAAATTCAAAGAACTGTATTCGGACTGGCTTATGACATGATGATTAAGAACCAGGAGAAACAGTTAGAGGGTATATTTAATATTCCAGAGGGGATGACAGCAATGATCCCCTATACTGGAAAGTTATTCTTCTCTGATCAACCCATTGATAAGGGTGCAGATGTCGGTAACATGCTTGAAAAATTTGGCCCTCCTGTAAATGAATTTACAACTAGCACCGGAGTATTTGATGGTGCTGTTAATAAATTCACTGCTGCTCAGGAAGCTAAACTTGCTAGAATGGAAGAGGAAGATCAGAGACAGTGGGATGCCGCCCATCCTCCTGAAATCCCGAAAGATTTAGCTAAAGCTGTAACTGCACCAACTGATAAGGAAGAATTAGGGAAACTTTACGATGAAGCAATAGCAGCCGCAGCTGAATACGCCAAGAGATATGGAGCAGCTCCAGAACCAGTACAGCATTATGGTGGCCGTGGAGGTATGAAACCAGATACTAGTGGTGATTTAGTTATACCTATCTTTGATCAAATTATTCAGAGCCTCATGGAGTTAGTTAGCTCCCCCGGATGGAAAGAGAACTATGACAAACAATTAGAGGGAATGCGAGCTGGTGGTCCAGGTGAAGGAGTTCTTGATTGGATAAAGAGTATCTTTGAACAATTGGGCACATTAGCCGAAACATTTTCTGCAAATTGGGGTATAACTCCTGGAGCTACCGGAGAGGACGTTCAAGCAGGTTTATCAGAAGCTGAGAAACAGAAACTTCTCCCAACAGAGGGTCCTGCGATAGATACTAGCAACATTAGTGAGGACCTAAAGTCTATGCTTGATAGCTTTATACAGGGGACAGTGGAACTGTGGGATATGTTCAAAAAAGAAGTTGGTGGTAGTCAGAGTAACCTCAAACTAGAAGATATGAAAACTATGGGACCTGGTGATGAGGGAATCTCTGAATGGATAAAGCAACTTTTTGCAGATTTAGGTGTATTGGCGCAGACATTTTCTGAAAAATGGGGCCAAGGTATCGGTGGAACAACTGGTGGAGACGTTCAAAAAGGCCTAGAGGAAGCTGGAAGGCAAGGACTTGTTCCAACTACAGGTCCTATAGTTGATACTACTGGAATATTAGAGGACCTACAATTTATTTTCAGTAGTATTAAAGATGGGACAATGGAACTTTGGGATATGTTCAAGAAAGAGTTAGGAATTGCAGAAGCCGGCACCACGGGCGGGGGGAAGGTTGTGGCAAAAGCAGTAGGCGACCCTCGCGGTGCTGTTGCTGGTGGTGGTGCAACTTACCTTCAACCCCTAAGTCTACCTGTAACAATTAATACTAGAATTGTAAATCAGACTTCTATTCTTTTAGATGGTGTCAAGATACAGCAGGCCATAAATGAAAGACAGAATACGACTCTTAAGACAGCTACCAGACGTGCAGGCGGCGGTGGCTTTGTAGTGGAGGCATAAATGCCAGCGTCTATTTGGAAACTGAACGGTGCTAACATCTATGTTAGTGAATACTCAGAGGGGAGTAGCCCGACGATAGCTGAACTAAATCCTATAAATTCTACTGATTCAGTTTATCATTTTATATTCACTCCAGATGATACTGTAGATATAGGAGGATATGTTGTAGGTTCTGGCTATCTCGGAGTTCTAGAGGCCGGAGTAGGAAGTTTAGTTACCTTCATTACAGATTTAAAGCCAGCCGGTATTACAGTTCTTTTTCAAAATATAAAGGCTACTAGAGTGATGTCTGTTTGTCAGCTAATTGATACCACTCAGTCAACATTAGCTCCCGTGTATCAAGTATCCTGTTCCTTGAGGAAGTAAATGCCAGCAACTCCAAAAGTTCTTTATCATAATATAACTGGAGTTTCTGACCTAGAGAGTATTGATGTTAAAGAATCTTATAACTCTGCTATGTCAGTGGCTAGAATAGAGTGTGGCAGTACGAGTCTAAATCTTGGCGATTCTATTTCTTTTAACGCAGGTTTTTCATCCAGCTATGGAAAAATGTTCACTGGCTATGTTAGAGAGATATCACAATCCTTACCAGATTATAAAACTGTACTAACCTGCGAGGACGAATTAGCTAAAGCCACAGATTTCTTTATGGCATCTAATGACCCAGAAAAACCGTTTGAAAGAAAAAATATTCTAACAGAAAATCTGATTCATGATATATTAGATCAGGCCCAGATAACAAATTATGCTTATAGTGTGCCTTTATCCGTAACATGGGGAACTGGTTCAAAAGGAGTTCAGTTTAATCTAACTACAGCGTATCAAGCTGCTAGAACAATCGCTGACGCTTTAGCGTGGTCTATGTATGCAGATAGAAACGGACAAGTTCATTTAGCTGATGTTAAACCATACTGGACTGCTGAATCTATAGACTTTGATTGGGATTTAAATGATAAGAATATCTTTTCTATATCCCACGAAAGGTCTACTGAAAATCTAAGAAATAGAGTTGTAGTTTATGGAGTTACCGGAGTTCAGGCCCAAGCGTCAGTATCTAGTGCCTATTTACCAGCAGGTTTCTATAAAACATCAGTTATAGCATCTTCTATTATTGATAACAATACAATCGCACAACAGACCGCGGATTTGAACTTAACTAGATTTAATAGATTAACGGAAAGACTTCTGTTAGAGATTGAAGGAAATTATTTAGTAGAACCCAGAAAATTTGCTACTGTTACTGAAACTTATACTAATACATCAGGCAACTGGTTTATTTATCAGGTAGAATCCAGATTTGATAGTAGTGGATTCAAACAAAGACTAGTTTTATCAAAATGAGGACAGGATGAGTTACGGATTACATTTGCCCGATTTTGTGAAAGTATGGATAAATGGGACGGAAAGAACCTCATATGTAATATCATATGAGAGAACGTCCTCGCTATGTCAGAGGGCGGATACCTTTACAATTTCATTCACCAAAGGTTTCACTAGACCAGACCCTTACGCGGCAGTTGAAATACAAGAACTATATGAAGGCTCTAGCGCCTATGTAATCAGGGGTTATCTTATAACTATAAATGAGGACCTTCAGAAGAGTACGTTTGACTGTATCGGACAGGACAAGTCTCTTTTATTAGATGACTTCTTTATTTATTATAAGTTAGACGCTACTGGTCAAACTGTAGATTATTGGATTACTCGTATTGCAAGTTTAGTCGGCCTATCTGTTAAGTTTGATTCTTATACTAGTGCCACAGTAGGAGAACCAGATGCACCGACTCCCATGGGTATGCAAACGGCGGGAGACGCTCTAAATCAATTAGAAAGAGCCGGTGCATATTATATTAAGTATGATGGAGATATAGATAAACTTAGAGTTTTTAGGTACAAAATAGAAAGACCAGTAATATCTTTATCTAGTGATAAAACAACTGGGATTAGTAGAAATTTAAGCACAGATAAAACTAGAAATGTAGTTAAAGTATTTGGTGGTTGGAAATACAATCAATTCACTGGAAAAACTACTCCGGCCTTTGGACAAGCTAAAATTAGTATGCCAGAAATGCTCGTAGATAAAACAACAGTTATAGCTAATCCTCTTATCAAAAGAGACTCAGTTTGTAGATTAATCGCAGCTAGAATTTTAGCTATAACAGGAACACTTGATGATGTAATGGTAGTAGAAACACATGGGTTTTATCCAAATGTTAAGGTTGGTAAATACGCCTATGTTTCTATATCTGCATCAGATATGTCATTTGATGGTGATGCCCAAATAACTACGATCTCCACCCAAATAGATAGTAGCGGGGCCATAACTTCATTCAAAATTGGGGATAAATGTCCTAGAATTACAATAGTTCCTCCTCCTGATGTAGTTTTCGCCGCAGGAACTGGAGCAGGTGCTCTTATATCATTAGATGCCGGAGATACCTTCGAACCATTCTTTGAAGGGTTAACTGGAACAGCAATGAACTCGTGGAGTATCGCAGCTAATAAGTATAATCAACTTATGCTTCTAACTCAGGCAGGGGTTTACAAAAGACCAAGTATAAGTACTGGAACTTCTTGGTCTAAAGTAACAAACTTAGAGACTTTATCCCTAAAAAATTATGAAAGTTCCTCGGTAATACTTGGATCAGGTTTAACTAAAATAAAAGTAGAAAAAGAATGTGGAGCCTATGGCAGATTCCATATTATGGGATACCACACTCAACCAATTGTTCCTACAGGAATTGGAAATAGATGGTGGGTTGTTTCTACAAAGAACTTCGGTACTACTTGGGACTCTATGCCTCTTTACCTTCCAAACCCAAGTGGAGTTTCAACACTTCCAGGTGCGCTTTATACTCCAGCAGGAGTAATAACTACAGCATTTTTAGAGGTAGCTGGTTCTGGTATTGTTTATAGTGTAACGGGGTATGATTTAGAGGGGGATAATACTACTAATGTTACTGCTTTAGTTGCTGGAGCTACTATAGATATGATACCTCCTTCTGCGCTATCTTTGGGCAGTCTTTGGTATGGAGGCTGGCAAAAAATTACATTTCCAAGCACACAAATACAGTGGCTAGGGGGATGGATGAGCACTACTAATGTTGGAGTAGGAGAT